GTTCTTTGACCTGAACGCCAAGCGCCAGGACAAGGCCGACGCCCGTTTCTGCTATGTCATCTATTCGATGACCTACGAGTCCTACAAGGAAGAGTGGAACGACGACCCGACCAGTTGGCCCAAAATCATCCACCAGTACGAGTTCGACTGGTGCACGCCTGATGTGGTCTACATCGCGGAATACTACAAGGTCGAGGACGTCACCGAGACCATCCGCATCTTCCGCAACATCGATGGCACCGAGGAACGCTACCGCGCCAAGGACTTCGAGGACGATCCAGAGCTGGAAAACACCCTGGCCGCCATTGGCAGCCAAGAGGTGCGCCAGCGCAAGATCAAGTCGCGCAAGGTTCACAAGTACATCATGTCCGGCGGAAAGATTCTCGAGGACGCTGGCTACATCGCAGGCAAGTGCATCCCTATCATTCCGGTATACGGCAAGCGCTGGTTTGTGGACAACGTCGAGCGCTGCATGGGCCACGTGCGCTTGGCCAAGGACGCTCAGCGCCTGAAGAACATGCAGCTGTCCAAGCTGGGCGAGATCAGCGCATTGTCCAGCGTCGAAAAGCCCATCCTCACGCCTGAGCAGGTCGCTGGCCACCAGGTCATGTGGGCAGAGGACAACCTCAAGGACTACCCGTACCTCCTGATCAACCCGATCACCGGCCCGGATGGCAGCCAAACCGTCAGCGGCCCCGTGGCGTACACACGCGCCCCGAACGTGCCTCCGGCCATGGCTGCCCTGCTGCAGGTGACCGAGCAGGACATGCAGGACATTCTTGGCAACCCGCAAGGCGCAGACAAGTTGGTGTCGAACATCAGCGGCAAGGCTGTGGAGATGATCCAGCAGCGCCTGGACATGCAGACCTTCATCTACATGAGCAACTTTGCCAAGGCCATGAAGCGCAGCGGCGAGGTCTGGCTGTCGATGGCCAAGGACATCTACATCGAAGAAGGCCGCACGATGAAGATCATCAACGAGGACGAGAGCACTGGCACCGTCACTCTGATGCAGCCAACCATCGACCAGGAGACTGGCGAGGTGAAGATGGCCAACGACCTGAGCATGGCCAAGTTCGATGTGAACGTCGAGGTCGGCCCGTCCAGCAGCTCCAAGCGTGCCGCGACCGTCCGCGCCCTGACCGGCATGATGCAGATCACGCAAGACCCAGAAACCCTGCAGGTGCTCGGTGCCATGGCCATGATGAACATGGAAGGCGAGGGCATCAGCGAGGTGCGCGACTTCTTCCGCCAGCGCCTGATCCGCATGGGCGTGGTCAAGCCGACCGAGCAAGAGGTCGAAGCGCTCATGGCCGAGGCAGAATCCAAGGGCCAGCAGCAAGACCCGAACGCCATCTTCCTGCAGGCTGCAGCCGAAGAGGCCGTGGCCAAGGCTGCCCAGGCACGCGCCAACACCATCAAGACCGTGGCAGACGCAGAGCTATCTCGCGCACGCACGGCCGAGACCCTGGCCAAGACTGGAGAGATCGATCAGAACATGGCGCTGACCGCCACAGAGGCGATTCAGCAGGCTGCGCTTGGCGAACAAGTGCAACCCGTTGTCAGATGACAGCGTTTTAGTGGAGAATGTGGTTATACGGAATCCCACCCAGCCGTTTCAAATGGGTGAGTTAAATGGGGTATTTGAATGAACAAAAAGGCAGAATTTGGAGATGAGAGCAACGACGACGAAACCGTAGTGGTCGAAGATCAGGAAGAGGAAATCGAGACTGAGCAAGTGGCTGGTGAGCAAGATTCCACCGGCGACCAGGGCGATACCGAATCCGGCGACAACGAAGGCGACGACGACGAAGTGATCGTTTCCATTGGTGAGGAAGCGCCACCTCCCGATGAGCACGCTCAGGCACCTGGTTGGGTGAAAGAGCTGCGTAAGGCAAACCGTGAGAAGGAAAAACGCATTCGAGAACTCGAAGCGAGGCTGAACCAGACGACTGAGAAAAAGCCGGTCGCACTTGGTGCCAAGCCAAAGCTGGAGGACTACGAATACGACGCAGACCGATTCGAGACTGCACTGGCAGATTGGTTCGAGCGCAAGCGCCAAGCCGACGCCGAGGTTGAAAAATCTCGCCAGGCCGATCAAGCGCAACAACGAGCCTGGCAGGAAAAGCTCGAAGGGTACGGCAAGGCGAAAGCTGAGCTGCGCGTGCGAGACTTTGAGGACGCCGAGGCTGTGGCCCAGGAACTCTTCAACGTCACGCAACAGGGCGTCGTGCTGCAAGGCGCGGACAATCCGGCACTGGTGATTTACGCACTCGGCAAGAACCCGAAGAAGGCGGCAGAGCTGGCCAAAATTGAAGACCCCGTAAAGTTTGCCTTTGCGGTAGCGAAACTGGAGAAGGAATTGAAAGTTACGAACCGTAAGGCAGCCCCTGCACCTGAGAGGATGGTCAGCTCAACTGGCCGAGTTTCTGGCGCGGTGGACTCAACCCTTGAACGGCTGCGAGCTGAAGCTGAAAAGACTGGCAACTACACGAAAGTGCTCCAGTACAAGCGACAGAAAGCGGCAAAAAACTGATCCAATTTTTAAAGGAACCGAATCATGTCGAATAGTTTTTCCAAAGAAGAGCGCGTTGCGTTTGAAGACCTCCTCGAAGGCTTCCAAGACGCGCTGGTGCTTTCCCGTAACGTCTCGGTCTACCAGACCGATCAGACGATGATGGAACGTGCCAACAACACCATCTGGCGTCCTCAGCCCTATATCGCTCAGTCGATCAACAGCACTCCTGGCACGCCGATCCCCGGTTACCAGGGCATGACGCAGTTGGCCGTGCCTGCGACCCTGGGCTTCAGCAAGACCGTGCCCTGGGAAATGACCTCCCTCGAGCTGCGCGATGCGCTGCAAGAAGGCCGCCTGGGCGAGAGCGCCAAGCAAAAGCTGGCCAGCGACATCAACGTCGCCATCATGAACGCAGCCGCTGGCCTGGGTTCGCTGGTGGTGCCGATTGCCGCTGCTGCTGGTGACTATGACGACGTGGCCCTGTGCGACGCCATCATGAACGAGCAAGGCGTGCCAGACTACGACCGCTTCATGGCCCTGTCCAGCCGCGACTACAACGGTCTGGCTGGTAACCTGGTTGGCACCGCACGTTCGTTCGGCAACCAGAAGTCTGACAAGGCTTACGAGCGCTCTTACGTCGGCATGGTCGCTGGCTTCGAGACCTACAAGATGGACTACGCTAACCGTCAGCTCGCTGCTGCCGGTGGTGGCTCCATCACCATCGACACCGATGGCACAGGCACTCAGGCCAACTACACGCCTCAGGCCACCTCGACCTCGGTCGGCGGCCAGATCAACGTGGACAACCGCTTCCAAACCGTGACCGTGAGCTCTTCGGCAAACGTCCGTGCTGGTGACTCGTTCACCATCGGCGGCGTGTTCGCTGTGCATCACATCACCAAGCAGTCCACTGGTCAGCTCAAGACCTTCCGCGTCGTGAGCGTGCCTGCAGGCGGCACCACTCTGGTGATCACTCCCCCGATCATCGGCGCACAAGGCTTGACTCCGACCGACGCCCAGCTGCAGTACAAGAACGTGGAAGTTGCCACGCCTTCGAACACAGCTGCTATCACCTTCCTGAACGTGAACACCGCACAGGTCAACGTGTTCTGGCAGCGTGATTCTCTGGAAATTCTGCCTGGCCGTTATGCCGTGCCTTCCGATGCTGGCGTCGCAGTGATGCGTGCCACCACCGACCAGGGCATCGAGCTGGTGATGCAGAAGTTCTACGACATTGACAGCATGACCATCAAGTACCGCATGGACACGCTGTTCGGTGTTGTGAACAAGAACCCCGAGATGTCCGGCATCTTGTTGTTCAACCAGTAAACCGGGAAAGACTGGGGGGCTCCGGCCCCCCTTTCTGCATAGGAGCTCAAAATGCCACTGACCAAAGGTTACTCAAGCAAGTCCATCGGGAAGAACATCTCGAAGGAAATGAAGTCTGGCAAGCCGCAAAAGCAGGCTGTGGCCATCGCTTTGAACGTCGCCACCAAGGCCGCCAAGGCTGCTGGCAAGCCCAGCAAAGCGCCCAAGAAGGCCAAGAAATGAAGTCCGGCCTGTACGCCAACATTCACGCCAAGCGTGAGCGCATTGAGCGCCAGAAGGCTGCAGGAAAGACGCCTGAGCGCATGCGCAAGCCAGGCACAAAAGGTGCGCCAACCGCTGCCGCTTTCAAGGCCGCAGCCAAGACCAGAAAGAAGGCCAAGTGATGGAAGAGAACATCCTCGCCCCGAAATACCTGAAGAAGAAAAAGCCCGTGAAGGTGCGCAAGCCATCGCGCCCCATCGACGGCATCAATCACCGTCTGCTGGCCGAGCAGGTCACCAAGGTGCTGCAGGAAGTCGCAGTCGAAGTCTCGGCCGTGCCCGATGACAACGCAGCGCCCACCCGCATCGAGCTGATCGAGAAGGCCAAAGAACTCGGCCTGACGTTCACCAAGCGCACCAGCGACGAGAAGTTGCTGGCCATGATCACCGAAGCACTCAGCAAGCAGGAGGCCTGATATGGGTTACAGCAAGCGCCAGTTCGTTGCAGCCGCATTCGAGGAAATCGGCCTTGCATCCTATGTCTTCGACCTGCAACCCGAGCAGCTCCAGACCGCACTGCGTCGCCTCGATGCAATGATCGCAGACTGGAACGGCAAAGGCATCCGGCTGGGCTACCCACTGCCAGGCAGCCCACAGTACAGCGACCTTGACGAGCCGTCCGAAGTGCCAGACAGCGCGAACGAGGCCATCATCACAAATCTGGCCATTCGCATTGCACCTGGCTACGGCAAGGTGGTGATGCCTGAAACCAAGGCCGTGGCCAAGGACAGCTACAACACCCTGCTGCAGCGTGCGACCGCACCAATCCCGCAGCAGATGCCCGTCACCATGCCGTCTGGCGCTGGCAACAAGCCCTGGCGCGTGTACGACAACCCATTCCTGCGTCCTCCGGTCGATCCTGTCACCGCAGGCCCGGACGGCCCCATCGAGTACAACTGAGGACAAACCATGCCACAAATCAACCAACTCCCGCTGCTGCTCCAGGCATCGCCCGGAGACCAGATTCCCGTCTACACCCCGAACAACGGAGATGCACGACGCCTGCCTATCGGTGCGCTGCTGACTTACTTCCAGCAGACCTTTGCAGCCCCGACGCTGGCCACTAGCATCTCGACGCCAGGCACCGGCTTCAACATCACCGTGCCGACCCCTGTCAGCCAGCAGCAGTGGATGCTGCTCCAGCCTGCCGGAACTTTGGCCGTTGGCACGATCACACTGCCGCTGAACACCCAGACGCCTGACGGCACCGAGGTGCTCATTACCACCACACAGCAGATCACCAGCTTCACGCTGGCGCTGAACGGCGCATCTGCAGCCTACGGTGTGCCTGGCAACTTGGCCGCGCAGGACTTCTTCCGCATGCGCTTTGTGCAGTCGCTCAACAGCTGGTATCGCATCGCCTAACCCCAAGGAGCAATCATGTTCATTCAACCAAGCAAAATCTCCGGTGATTTCGACATCCTGGTGCCCAATGGCCAATCCATCAGCATCGGCAACACAGGAGACGAGCCGAGCGTCGTGCAGATTCAAGCTGCCGAACCCGGCCAGCCATGGATTTACACCACGCTGGCCACGCTGGCAAACAGCGCACAGACCTTCGGCCCCTATGGCCAAGACCGCACCATCCGCATCCAGAATCGCAATGCCACCGTCGAATATGACGTCAGCACACAGCCCAAGCTGCGCAGTTTCCCTCAATTGATGCTTGAGAATAAAGGCCCAATCGGACTTGTCGAGGCTGCTGGCACATTCACGACGCTGACCTATAACAACAACGCAGGCAAAGTTCGCTTGAACAGCGCTGGAGCTCACGGCCTCACAGCAGCTGTGGCAGTTGGTGAAAATGTCTATGTGACATGGACTGGTGGCACAGGTGTGACTGGTTTGTACCCAGTCACAGCATTGGACACCGACACCACCGGAACAGCAGTCACAATCGATCTGGCTTACAAAAGCGCCACCGTCACGATCAGCATTGCAGCGCCTGGCGTGGTCACATGGACTGGCCACGGCTTATCGGTCAATGACACGATCCGCTTCACCACCACAGGTGCACTGCCCACAGGCTTGGCCATCAACACCACGTACTACGTCAAAACCGTGCTGTCGGCCAACACCTTCACCGTCTCCACCTCAGCAGGCGGCGCAGCAGTTACAACCAGCGGCACACAGTCAGGCACTCAAACAGCCTTGGTCTGGTACGGAACCGCAGTGGTCGCAGTGGCCAACACAGCAGTCACTTTGGCATCTGTCACTGTGCCAGGCTGGTCAATCGGAATTGGTGGACAGATAGAAGTCAATGCACTTTTCAGCTTGACCAACAGTGCCAACGCCAAAAACCTTGGAATGACATTTGGTGGTAGTGCAATCTTCACATTGGCCGCAGCCAACGTTGCAAGCGTATCTGTTCAAAAAGAGATTGTTAATCGTGGCGGCTCGCAAATTGTCTCAAGTGCAGTTGGCGCAACTGGCCACGGAGCATCAACAGGTACGGTTTTGACACTAAGTGTTAACACTAATGTGGATCAGACATTTGCAATCACTGCTCAACCAACAACTGCAAATGAGTTGGTTCAATTGGAATTCTACAGCTTGCAAGCTATCTTCTAATCATGGCCACTAAAGACTCAAGACTGGCACGCGCAGGCGTCGAGGGCTACAACAAGCCCAAGCGCACGCCTTCGCATCCAACCAAGTCCCACGTCGTGGTGGCCAAGGTTGGCGACCAGGTCAAGACGATTCGGTTTGGCCAACAGGGCGTCTCTGGGTCTCCAAAAAAAGAAGGCGAGTCCAAGGCAGACCAAACTCGTCGAGAATCATTCAAAGCCAGGCACGCTGAGAACATCGCCAAAGGCAAGATGAGCGCAGCGTATTGGGCCAACAAGGTCAAGTGGTAAGCCATGCAGATTCCAATCCTCAACGGCATCTACGCTGACAACGGGCCAGACCTGCGCACGTCGTACCCGGTTAACCTGGTGCCAGTCCCAAAGCAGTCCGGCATCAGTGCCGGTTTTCTGCGTCCTGGTGATGGCATCGTCGGCAACGGCACAGGCCCAGGCATCGACCGTGGCGGCATCAACTGGAACGGCGTCTGCTACCGGGTTATGGGCACCAAGCTAGTGACTGTGGCCAGCAATGGCGCTGTGACCATCCTGGGTGACGTTGGCGGCCCCATCAACACCCTGGTGACGATGGACTACAGCTTCGACCGACTGGCCATCGCATCCGGCGGCCGTTTGTACTACTGGAACAGCGCACTTGGCCTGGTTCAAGTAACCGACCCAGATATTGGCATCGTTCTGGATGTGGTGTGGGTTGATGGCTACTTCATGACCACCGATGGCACCAGCCTGGTGGTGACCGAGCTGTCTGACCCGACACAGGTCAACCCGCTGAAGTATGGCTCCAGCGAAGTTGATCCAGACCCCGTGGTGGCGCTGCTCAAGCTGCGCAACGAGGTCTACGCGCTGAACCGCAACACCATCGAGGTGTTCGACAACGTGGGCGGCGAGTTTTTCCCGTTCCAGCGCATCGATGGCGCACAGATTCAGAAGGGCGTGATTGGTACGTTCGGCTGCTGCGTGTTCGTGGAAAGCGTCGCCTTCCTCGGCTCCGGCCGCAATGAAGCGCCAGGCATCTACCTCGGCGCAAACGCGACTGCTCAAAAAATAAGCACGCAGGAGATCGACCAGATTCTGCTCGGCTACACCGAGGCGCAGCTGGCTGGCGTCAAGCTGGAGGCACGCAACGACAAGGCTCACCAGCACCTGTATGTCCACCTGCCCGACCGCACGCTGGTGTTCGATGCTGCTGCCACCGCAGAGCTAAGCCAGCCCGTCTGGTTCACGCTGACCACCAGCCAAGTCGGCTTCAGTCAGTATCGCGCAAGGAATCTTGTCTGGGCCTACGACAAGTGGCTGATCGGTGACCCGCAGTCCAGCGCCATTGGCTACCTTGTGGACACGCGAGGCGACCACTGGGGCCAGATTGTGCGCTGGGAGTTTGGCACGCTGATCGTCTACAACGAGAGCAACGGCGCGATCTTCAACGAGCTGGAGCTGGTCAGCTTGACCGGAAGCGTGGCGCTTGGCGTCGACCCAATGATCTCGACCAGCTACAGCGTGGATGGCCAGGCTTGGAGCCAAGACCGCAGCATTCGCGCTGGCACGACTGGCAGCCGCAAGCGTCTGGCCTGGTTCCAGCAGGGCCACATGCGCAACTGGCGCATTCAGCGTTTCCGTGGCGACAGCCAAGCGCATCTGTCCTTCATCCGTCTTGAGGCTCAGATCGAGCCATTGGCCTACTGATGGCAACGCAGAAGCTCAACCTCACCCGCGACCAGCTCGCCACGTTCCTGAAAAACCAGGAGCAGATCAAGCAGTTCGAGCGCCTGTTTCAGATTGCTGATGAGGTATCGCCATCGAGCGACACCCAAGGCATCAGCATCGAGGCAAGCAATGCAGGTGCGGCAGCAAATGATGCTTTGGCTCAGATCGTGAGCCTGGCCAAGGATGTCGCAATCAACGCAGGCAATGCAGACCAGAAGGCTGTGCAGGCTTTGGACAGCATTGAACGAATGGCCAACGCTCTTGAAATGCTGGCGCTTGCCCCGGTGCGCAACAATGTCGAGCTGGCGCATGATGTGAACGGCATCTTGCCTTTGGCCAACCTTCCCGCATCCGTGCGATCTAATCAGGTGCTCACATGGCTTTCGATGTAATCACACCAACTAAACTTGGCCAAGCGGCCATCACGACTGGCGTCACTACGCTGTACACCGTTCCGGCTAGTACCCGTGCCTTGCTCAAGGAATTCAGCATCGCCAACACCACAGGAGCGGCCATCAATGTGCGCGTGTTTCTGGTGCCTTCGGCTGGCGCTGCTGGCACTGGTAACGCGTTCCTGTATGACGTATCCGTCCCGGCAAACAACACCCTGCAGTACAACGGCATCGAGGTGCTGAACGCAGGAGACACTATTCAAATTCAGGCTGCATCAGCAGGCCTGACCATCATCGCCAGCGGCGCAGAAGCCACCTAAGGAGAATGACATGGCAGTCACAGCAAAACCCCTCATTGGCTCCAAGCAGATGGAAGCCGCGCAGACTACGCAATACACCGCGACAAACTGCACGGCCATCATCGACAAATTCACGGCCACCAACACCAGCTCCAGCAATGCGCTGATCAGCGTCAACCTGGTGAGTGTCGGCGGCACCGCAGGAGCGACCAACTTGATCGTGGACAACCGCGCAATCGCACCGGACGAGACCTACACCTTCCCCGAGCTGGTTGGCCAAGTGCTGGCCGCCGGTGGGTTCATCTCGACCACCGGCACGGCCACTGCCCTGACCATCCGCGCCTCTGGCCGCGAAATCACTTAAGGAGACCACAATGGAAATGCCAAAGATCATGATGGCCGGATTCACTGGCCTGCCAGATTCCGAGCCGTTCATCACGGCTGCCGAGAACAAAAAGAACACCCAGGTGGTGATCGAAGACTGGATGCTTGGCCCCGAAAACCCAAGCAACGAGCCGACGGCCAACAAGGTCTACTGGGTTGCACTTGGCAAAGCCATGCAGGTGGACGAGAAAGAGGCCCGGCGTCGTCGCTGCTCCAACTGCGAGTATTACGACAACAGCACCTACAAGCAGGCCTTGATGGAGCGTATCCCGCGCAACGATTGGGACACCGACGCTGGTTTCCGTGGCTTCTGCCGCAAGTTCGATTTCATCTGCCACGACCTGCGTTCCTGCCAAGCCTGGGAAGAGCGCGACTTTGAGATGGATTGACAGGTGATGCAAATGTGGGAAAATACAGGTGCTGAGCCTATCGAGCCGCCAGCAGCTCATCGCCACTTGGAGGGTAGAGCATGACTGGTACGGATAGCCTCAAACAGAACCTGCAACAGGTTCTGGCGCTGCCTGCGCCGGCCATTGAGTGGCTGATGATGCTATGGAACGCGATCCAGGTCTTTGACGACGTGGCAGATGGCGATCCAGTCGACCGCAGCGATCTGAATGCCGCCATTTGGAACACCCTGGTGGCGATGAATCAAAACACCTTCTTCCTGCAGAATTCCACTATCCTGGTGCCATGTGTGGCATCCATGGTCTTGAAGTGGCAAGCCTCCGATCGCGCTGAGCGTGCAGGACTTGCCGATGCACGTTCCTACATGTGGCGTGCTGGGTACTATGACGTGGTCTTAATGGCCGTGCAGCTTTGCCATGGCGCGAAGT